TAAAGATCGCAGCAGTAATGGGCGCTATTATGCTAGGAATGGCAGGCGCCTTTTACTGGTATTATCAAGATTCGCAGGCAAGAATTCAAACGCTTTCTGAAAACAATGCGAAGTTAGAAACTGCGGTTGAAATGAACGAGCAGACCATAGATTCGCTTGAACAGAGTTTTAGAGAGTCTAGAGAAGAACTGCGTCGTGTGAACGAAGAGTTTGCTGCGATACGCAGACAGAATGATGTTCTAGCAGAAAAACTTGAACGACACGATCTCGGTGTTCTAGGCAATGCAAAACCTGGATTAGTAGAACGAGTAGTAGATTCTGCAACAGATAAAACAAATAGATGTTTTGAAATCCTATCCGGAGCAGAACTCACAGAGGAGGAACAGAATGCGGAAACTGGACAAGAATTCAACAGTGAATGTCCTTGGCTGTTTGAGCCTGGCAGTTCTTCTTAGTGGCTGTTCTTTGCTCACACCACAACCACAGCAAGTAGAAATATCTACTACGCCTGTTCAAAAACCCCAACTTGAACTACCACAAGCAGACGAACTAAGATTGAGAGAAATAGACTGGACTCTTATCACACCTGACAACGCCGAAGAAGTATTTGCGGAGGCGGAAGAATCAGGCAGACCCATAGTGTTCTTTGCTCTCACAGACAAAGGCTATGAAAATCTCGGTCTAAATATATCCGATATTAGAGCATACGTTCAACAGCAGAAAACAATCATAGCTGCCTACGAAAACTACTACAAAGAAAGTCAAGAAGCACTTGACGGCGCAGTTAAAACGCAAGAAAACAAATAAATAACATAAACACAGAGAGGGCTGTTTATGTATTTTTGGGCAATGAAAGCCGTTGCTTCCGGACTGCTTGGCACAGCATCCGCAACTTATATCAAAAACACTCGTTTGGGAAAATGGGCTTATCGTAAGTTTGAAGCACTTGCGAATAAAATAAAAGATCGCTATGGTATTGACATGCTCGATCAAGCAGAATACCAATGGCGTTCAAAATACCCCAAGTTGGTCTCTAAAATCGACGAACTAGAAACAAGAATAAAACAACTAGAGGGCAAAAAATGATACCGACAGAAGAGTTTTCTAATCTTGTTATGCCATTTCTATCAGCACTTGTTGCACTTGTTTTTACTCTATGGTTTAAGGACCTTGCCACAAAGATAGCGAAAGGTCTGTCCTTCAAAATGAATAAGGCGTTTAACGCAGGCGATAAGGTTATACTGGACGGCGAAAATGCTGTTATCATTTCGATAGGCATTACACACTCCATCTTCGCAACATACAAAACCGAACAAGGCACAGGAGATGTAGAAACTCTTTGGCGTTATGTGCCCAATGAAAGAATACCCTATCTAAAACTTGAAAAAGTTATTACAGAAAGAAAAGGACACGGAAATGAGTGAAGAAAAAACTACAAAAAAAGTCACACTGGATTTAGAAATAGAACCAAAAAGAGCAGAAAGCATAGGCCCCAATCCCTATCGCAAACTGATACATCTCGCAGAAGCAGTTGACGCTTGGAGACTTTTTCCAAGAGCGTTCATTTCTGTTTATATGTTTCTACTAATCCATGTAGTGATTTGGTTTACGCACCTTGAAAATCCAACCATGGAACAGAGTGGTTTGATTTCTGTTGTAGTAGGTGCAGGGGCTGCTTGGTTTGGCCTTTACACAGGTTCAGGTAAAAAGAAATCAAACGGCAACAACACTGAATAATACCTAAATAAGTATGGGTATGGAAGATTACTATTCTATACTCGGCGTATCTAAAAACGCATCACAGGAAGAGATCAAAAAAGCATACAGAAAGCTTGCTATGAAACACCATCCTGACAGAGGTGGTGACGGCGAGCTTTTATCGAAAATAAACGAAGCCTACGATGTATTAGGAGATCCTAACAAGCGTCAGCAGTATGACAATCCACAGCCGGAGTTTTCTTTTAGGACTTCAGGATTTGGTTCGGGCGACCCTTTTGAAGACCTATTTGCTCACGCGTTTGGTTTTGGAGGACCACAGCGAAGAAGGCAGGCTCGAAACAGAGATATCCGGCTTCAATACACGATAGACCTACAAGATTGTTTTACTGGAAGAGGTATTACCCTATCATACAACCTTCCTTCTGGCAAAACTGAAACTATCGATGTGAAAATACCGCCGGGTGCTAAAGACGGTGATGTGGTGCAGTTTGAAGGATATGGTGACGATTCTCGACAGGATATTCCCAGAGGAAAGCTAATACTACAAATAAGGGTAAGGAACACGCCAGGCTGGGCTGTGAATGGTTTAGACTTACACACAGAGAAAAAACTATCTATATTTGATTTGATCACTGGCGTGGATATAGAAGTTGACACACCCGAAGGAAAGACCATAAACTTAAAAGTTCCTGCAGGGTCGCAAAGTGGTACTACTTTTTCTGTGACAGGACACGGTATTCCCAACTCGAGAAACAGTTCAAGACGAGGAAAACTTTTTGTAAAAATTAACGGCGTAGTTCCTAAAATCACAGATCCCGAAATATTAGAAAAAATAAGAGACCTACACAATGAAGTTGATACACGCTCCTAACTCATGGCTTGAGCATCAAGTACAGCCCTTTGATTTTGACAAACACGACGCTGCCGAAGTAAGCGACAGAATGATCGAACTTATGATGCAAGAAGGCGGCCTTGGTCTTGCAGCCAATCAAATAGAGTTTGACGGCCAAATATTTGTAATGCGACCTACTCTGTTCGGCTCTCGGGAACCGTTCGAAGCAATCAATCCTGTTATTACCGCAGTTAGTGAAGAAACAGAGACAGGACCAGAAGGATGTCTTTCCTACCCTGGTTTGTGGTTAGATGTAAAAAGACCCATTGCTATATCTGCCAAATACTTTGACAGGACAGGCAAAGAATGTAAAATAGATTTATATGATTTAGATGCAAGATGTTTTCTACACGAGTATGATCATCTACAAGGCATTACATTTACAGACAGAGTTTCTAAACTGAAACTGGACCGAGCACGAAAGAAACAACAAAAGAGGTTAAAGAATGGTTGATCCATCTGAAGAGCTACAATCCGTTTTTGAAAAGAGTCTAAAAGATGCAAGAAAGTTGCAGCACGAGTATTTGACTCTTGAGCATCTGCTTTTTGCAATGATGTGTTCTGAAAACTTCTACAATCTTCTCAAAGGTTATGGCGCAGAAGTAGATTTTCTTAAAAACTCTCTCGAACACTATCTAAAAGAAAAGTGTGAAGATTTAAAGATTGCAGAGGATACGACCAAGTTCAAGCCCAAAAAAACTTCTACGGTAGAGCGCACTCTTAATAGAGCATTCACGCAGGTTCTATTCGCGGGCAGGGCAGAGATTGAACTTTCTGATGTCTTGCTTTCTATGTTAAGTGAGACAAAGAGCTACGCCTACTACTATCTCGAAGAAGCAGGTGTAGTAAAGGATACTTTTGCAGACTATATTTCTGCGGAAATGGAGGAAGAAACAGAACGAGAAGAACTTTCTGCTGGTGCTCAAAAGGCACTGCGCAACTACACTACCAACCTTAACGAAGAAGTTAGAGCAGAAAAGGTTGATCCTGTTATTGGCAGGGCGGAAGAGTTGGAGTCGATTGCTCTTGCGCTGGGACGCCGTTCAAAAAACAATGCTATTCTCGTAGGTGATCCTGGTGTAGGCAAGACTGCAATTGCGGAAGGCTTGGCTTGGAATATTGTAAATGGCAATGTGCCTACGTTCTTGCTTGACTATGAGGTTTACAATCTAGACATTGGGGCTATGCTGGCAGGATCCAAGTATCGTGGTGATTTTGAAGAACGCTTCAAGCAGATTCTCAATGCTCTTGAAAAGAAGGGCAAGACCGTGATGTTCATTGACGAAGCACACATGATTAACGGTGCCGGTGCTGGCACAAAGGATTCGTCAAACGATCTTGCAAATCTACTCAAGCCTGCTCTTGCGAAAGGCAACCTCAAAGTAGTTGCTTCTACTACCTGGGACGAGTATCGCAAGCACTTTGAAAAGGATCGTGCGCTAATGCGTCGCTTTCAGAGAGTGACAGTAGATGAACCTTCAAGAGAAGTTGCTGTTGATATCCTCAAGGGTATTAGAAAATACTATGAGACTTTCCACGTCGCAAGTATTTCTGATGAAGCAATTGAAGGCGCAGTTGATCTTTCTGTGAAGTATCAGGCAGACAAGAAACTTCCAGACAAGGCAATCGATCTTATTGATCAGGCCTGCTCGCGATTCAAACTAAAAGACACTCCCGAAGAAGAGCGTCATGTTGAGTTAGAAAACATTCAGTTCGAACTTTCCAAGAGCGTGAAACTGCCTGAAGAAACGATTGCGGAGAAGGAAAACGACAATCTTGCGAAACTTGAACACAACCTCAAGCGAGCAGTGTATGGTCAAGATGATGCAATCGAAAAAGTCGTTGACAAAATCCTTGTTGCACAGGCAGGCCTCAAAGATGAACACAAGCCTGTAGGATCATTCGTGTTTATGGGTCCGACTGGCACAGGTAAAACAGAAACTGCTCGTCAGCTGGCAGAACAGATGGGTGTTGAACTTGTTAGATTTGACATGAGTGAATATCAAGAAAAACACTCTGTTGCGAAGTTGATTGGTTCCCCTCCGGGCTATGTCGGCTATGAAGACAACGCAGGGTTATTGATTACTAAACTACAGGAAAATCCTGGCTGTGTTCTACTGCTGGATGAGATTGAAAAAGCGCATCCTGATGTGAGTCAGATTCTGCTTCAAATGATGGACAATGGCATGGTCACAGGCTCCAACGGTAAGGAAGCAGATGCGAGAAACTCTATTGTTATTCTTACTACTAACTTGGGTGCAAGAGATGCCGAGAAAAACACAATCGGCTTTACAGATACTCAAGAAAAAGAGTATGAAGACACTGCTCTTAAGGAGTTCTTTGCGCCAGAGTTCCGCAACCGTTTAGACGCTGTTGTTACATTTGCGAAGTTGAGCAAGGAAGTTATGATCAAGATTGTAGGCAAGTTCCTGCTTGAACTCAAAGATATGGTCAAGGACAAGTCAATCGAAATCGACATTACAAACAACGCACTTGATCATCTCGTAGATGTAGGATTTGATCCTAAAATGGGTGCTCGTCCGCTACAGCGAGTGATTGACAGAGAAATCAAGTCACCCTTATCACGGCAGATGCTGTTCGGTGATCTAAAAGAAGGTGGCAAGGTTGTGATTGACTTTGTTGATGAAGAAATCGTGCTAAACACAGAAACTGTCGAGGCTTAAAATGAAAAGTTTAGAAACTACAAAGCTATGGTATAACCGATATCTCTATAAAATCGTAGTTCAGTCGCGAAACTCTTGGCCTGCTTGGAGATTTAGACATGCTACTTCGTGGCTGAAGTGGGACGAACTACAAAATCCTGACTACGACGAAGATAAGAGAATCAACTTTGCTGTAAACGAACTTCTTCAAAAAGCAGACGATTATCGCAGTAGAGCAGAAGGTGACGCGGTATCTATTTTTACAAACAACAAAAAGTTGATAAGTGACATTGCTTCTATCGCAGGAGACAGAGTAGAAGAGATTTGGGAGCCCAACCCTGACACGCAGCATCTACTCAAAGACTCAAACACTATTGTCGTAAAGGAACGGCCTTTATATCCAATGCGAGTAATGCTGAATGACAGAAAAATATCACCGGATTTTGCAAAATGGGTTGATGCTAATCCTGACAAGATTAGAATAGGTGATGCGGCATACTCTGCTATTAAAAGGGGCTGGATGACAGGCGGATTGTATTTCTACCTTCGCGACGACAAGGTTCTCTCCCTTGTAAATCTTATGATCCATCAAAATATTCGAAGAATAGATAGACTTGTGTGTGAGTAAGGCATGATAAATACTACATGCCGGCAAAAAGCGAAACATTTCTATTAAAGTTTACCTTCGATAATCCCGAAGAAGAAACACCCAACGAAAGAGAAGGGGTAAAGATTACCTACCCTGACGACATCGTTGGGTTTTCTGATATCTTAACAGCCACATCTGATCCTGTAAGAGGCGACGGCTATTACGGTCGTGCTGACGGTTTCCACACCGTGCAATACAATCTATCAGGGTTTATTGGTAATATTCACGTTCAGGCAACTCTTGCTGTAGATCCTCAAGAAGCGGATTGGTTTACCGTTTATTCTGCTTCGTATGATCTACAAAGCACGCCTGGTATATCAGAAAACGCAAACAAACTCACAAACTTTACAGGCAACTATGTCTGGATACGGATACGAGTAGACGATTGGTCGGGCGGATCAATAGAATCTGTCTATCTCAACCATTAGGACACAGCAATGACACATTTTGCAAGAATAATCATGGACAAACAGGAAAATCCTGCTATCAACGAAGACGCTTTTCAATCATATGAAATATACGAAACAGAGCAGGAAGGAACGGTTTTTGAAATACCTCTTCCTCGTTCTCTAAATGAAGAAGAATCGCACAGGTTTGCAGAAAAATTAGCGAACTATTTTTTCGCAGAAGGCTATGATGATTTTGACATTGAAATATCCGCAGATGATATTGAAGAATCCGACGAAATAACATTGGAAAATGACGAAGACTTTTACGAAGAGTTTGGCATACTGGGATTTGTGCCTGACGATCCTCTCTGGGAAGCAGAGTATGACGGTAGAAAAGTCAAACTCAATCAACCTATGAGAGGCGATGTTAAGAAGTTCAAAGTGTATGTCAATTCTGGCGAAAAAACCGCAGATGGAAAAGTCAAAGCCAAAAAAGTAAATTTTGGTTCTGATAAAATGGAAATCAAAAGAGACGATCCTGAAGCAAGAAGAAGTTTCAGAGCACGCCACAACTGCGAAAATCCTGGCCCAAAAGACAAAGCACGCTACTGGTCATGTAAAATGTGGCAGAGTGGCAAAACAGTGTCAGATATGTTGGATTAAAAGATGAGATTACACGAATTTGTTTTACAAGAACTAGATATAACTTCAAGCAAAAATGTTGATAAAATAGAATCATACAAACATGTCAACATATATGCCACAAATCAAAAAGTAATGAACAAACACTTTATAGCCTATGCTATACACCCGAGAACTCGAGAAGAACTAGACAAACAGGCAGGCGGTACACAAGAAGAAGCAATAGAAAACCTAAAAAAATCTATCGATAGTAGAGATGAAGAAAGAAAAAGAGTGTCAAGAGACGCTATAATCGATTTTAATGTTCGATTTGCAACTGGTATGTTAAAAGATCCTACAGAAACTTTCTATGCTAAAATTATAGAAGGTCCTAAGCTAGTTATAGCAGGAGAAGAAATGGAACAATATCCAGATCTTCTTAGATCAGAAGGATTTAAAAAAAGTGCAATTAGAAACGTCAAAGATGCAGAAGGAACTACAAAAGTTCCTGCCGTACCATTGCCTGGCAAGGTAGCACAGAAAGCCGATTTAATTGACAATGGTAGATACATTATTGGTATAGACGCAGAAGACAAAGACGGTAATAGAGTTTTTGATTTGAAGTTTGACAGCGTAGTAGACAATCCTAGAGAAAAAATGCGTATACCAAAGCCTGCTTTAACAATAGGAACAAAAAGATGAAATTAGAAGAAATTGCAGCAATACAGAATCGAGAATTTTCACTTAAATTAACAGAAGCAAAAATGCCCTGTCCTCCTGCTACAGAGGATCTACAGAAAAATACGGAAAATAGAAACCGTGCAATACAGGCAGATCATATACAGTATGGTCCTCTAAATGTAGATGAGCCAGGAGACTATTGGCAGGAAATTGCAGACTTTTGGAGCACAACTGAAAAAGCCGCAAAATCTAGTCTATGCGGTAACTGCACTGCGTTTGACATTTCACCAAGAATGAAAGACTGCTTGCCTGGTCCTACTTCAGACGAAGATGGAGAATTAGGCTACTGCTGGATGCATCACTTCAAGTGTCACTCTGCGAGAAGTTGCAGAACCTGGGCAAAGGGTGGTCCTATCGAAGAAGACAAAGTATCCTACGAATGGCAGAAGAGTGCAGACTTTGAAGAAAAGGAAACCGAAGATGAGGATTAATGAAATAGACGATAGACCAGGAGAGCCCATCAAACTAAAGTTCGATCCCTGCGACGACGCTGTGACATTCATGCGTAACGACCCTATGTTCTATCGTAGAAAATACTATCCTGCTCTTATGCAACTAAAAGATGATGTCAACAAAAAGAAAAGAATAGACGCAGAACGTATATTCGGCGGCGTTATAGATTCAGGTATGAATACCTACTGCAAAAAGTTTAAACTGGGCAAGACTCCCTCACAGATTTTTTCTCTCGAAGACAGGACCCGAATGATAGAGAAAGTCTGCTCGGAAGAAATTGAGAATATTAAAAAGGGCGAATACTAAAATGAAGTTATCAGAAATAATCACAGAAGATTTAAATAATTTTAGAGAAGCAGGAATTCCAGACGAATTTGCAAAAAACATTTTACGCAAGTTCAAATTTTCGCATGACACAGAGATTGCACCGGTAGAAGGGAAACCAAAAGCCTCTGATATACAGGACGGAAACATGATAATAAATGTCCTGCCAAACGACGATGTAGTTGCTGTTCTAAAACGACCAGACACAGGACCCATGATGGGGCCGTCTTTCTATCAGAGAATTACTCTTGCAAACGGAGAATTTAACATCGAAAGCACAGATAGTCTAAAAACTGCAGCAAAAGGAATGACTACTAGAGGAAAACTTTATCAAATATCAGCAGACAACTTTTTATATGTTTCAAGAGATAAGACGTCAGGCGAAGAAGATAATGCAGATCCTCTAGCAGGAGGTGCTGAAGAAATATACAATTACATGAACGATACCTTTATGCCTAAAATGCGTGCAAAAATGGAAAAGATGGTCGATGATATCTACACGAAACTCCGCAAATTAGACAAAACAAAAAATCAATTTGGAGGCAGGAATCAACAGGAACTTGCAATACAAGCAGCAGGCTCAATTGAAAAAATTGCTCAAGACGGATTTACACGATCAACGATGGAAGAATTTCTAAATACATTTGGAAAATTACGTACGGGATTAGGAAGTATTCCTAATAACGAAAAAGAGTTAAGAAAACTTCTCAAGAATGAACCAAACGCACGAGCTAAGTGGGCGCAGATCGTAATGAAGGCTGCAAGAGAGCAGCATAAAAATGTAAATGATATGTATTATCAATCTACAATGAAGGGTCTGCAAGGCGACTAATGGATATTAAGGAACTCAAACGGCTTGCTGGTATAAATGAGTTTAAGGGTTATACTCCCTATGAAGGATCGAATATCTCTGTCACAGGCACAGAAAAAAAAGAAATTGAAAGAGAGAAAAACATTCAACCTGGCACAGAAGAATGGTTTAAGTTGTGGTTTTCTCGTCCGCTTTGGAAAGGACAGGAATATCCGCGGGGATTGAGGGGACGCAAGAAAAAATGAGATTTCAAGAAATCACAGAAGGCGGCGTAGGCAGAATCACCAAGCAGAACCAAACTGCAGATGTTGGTCCTCAAGAAATCAAAAAGCAGGCTGCGAAGTTTGGCAATACTGTCGATAAAGACGGTCGTCCTCCTTCTCTGTCAAAGAAAACGAAAGGTTCTAAAACAAATGTTCTATTCAACCTTGGTTTGACAGAATCACAGAATCGTCGTTTGTATCAAGAAGCAGTAGGCGAAATTGCAGAATCAACAGAAATATTTGTAGATATGGACGGCGTCCTCGCAGACTTTTTCAATGCATGGGCTAATCTAATGGGCGTAGAAGACTGGCGTGATATTAACAAAAAACACAACATAGACGACGCACTTGAAAAAATAAGACAAACAGACGACTTTTGGATCAATTTGCCGCTTACTTCAAATGCAAAAAGTCTTCTTAACCTTATCAAACAGGTTAAAGGAAAATACAAAATACTTTCTTCGCCTCTGCCAGGAGATAAAAACTCTGAACCGCACAAAAGACTATGGGTCAAAGAGCATTTAGAGTTTTTTCCTCCCGAACAGGTTATTATCGAACACGACAAAGCAAAGTATGCTACACAGCCGGACGGAACACCAAATATTCTAATTGACGATTACGGTGTAAATATTCAAAAGTGGGAATCAGCAGGCGGCATTGGATTTAAACACAAAGATCACAAGTTTGAAAGAACTGCGAAAAATATCAAACAGCATATAGATCAGCCTGTAGAAGAAAAATGGAGCAAGAAGTATAAGGATTCTATCAACTGCTCTAATCCAAAAGGTTTTTCACAGAAGGCACATTGTGCAAGTAAGAAGAAAAACGAAAACTTTGCAGACGGTAAAAAGAAAGGCAAGAGCCGTCCTGGTAGAGCAAAAAGAGCAGGTGTAGATTGCTCAAAAAGTGTAACTGCTTTAAGAAAGCAGGCTAAAAATTCGTCAGGCGAAGAACAGAAAATGGCACATTGGTGTGCTAATATGAAATCAGGTAGAAAAAAATCATGAAGAAACTGGATGTCGAAACCGCAGAAAAAGCAAGAGCAAAATATACACCAAGCTGGGAAATGGTGAAAGGTATGATGCTTCAGAAAAAGTTTGTGTTTGACGACTATGACGCAGTGCTTGACTTTTTTGAAGACACAAAGTCTGTGCAAGTAAAACTAGACCATTTTGCTGATTTTGCATTTTTCTACAATGAACTTCTTGTAAGAATATATACACACGATGTCAATGGTTTAACAGAACTTGATTACAAATTAGCAAGACAGATGGATAAGATTTATGAAGGCACGTGAATTTATAACAGAAAAAATGATGAAAAACCGCTACGCTGCTCCTCTATCAAGAGCGCGTCGTTATCCTGAATATCCTTCAAGTTCTCCCTATAAGATATATCGTTTTTCTACTCAAATGGCAGATCATACGACACCTCAAACCTACGGCGCTGCTGCTAATCTAGGTGTAACCGTTGCCTATACTGACGGTGACAAAGAAATTGTCGATGCTACAGAAAAAAGACTTGGAACTACTTCCGAGCCGCTATCTACAGAGACATCAGAAGAAATGCAAGGCGTAAATACTACGTCACCTGTGGCACAAAAGAAAAAGAACAAATACGGAGTTTGAAATGAGGTTGAGAGAAATAATAGAAGCAGCAACATCAGGTGCAACTTCAGCAGGCAATGTTGCAGCAGTTGCTAACCCTACAGCAGCAAATGCAAAAATAAAACGAGATAAAAACGGCGTGCCAATTGCTCCACAGGCGAAAAACAAAGACGGCACTGCTAAGAACGCACTTAACCTAAAGAAAAACTTGTTCAGCGGCGAGGCTGTAAAACGCTAAATACTTTATTATTGAGGACATCCGAGATGGCTAACAAACAAAAAATCCGAGAAGGACTTGCCGATCTTGCTGCTAAAGCAGAAAAAGACCACGAAGTTCAAATGGCAAGATCAGAACTATACAAACTTTCTAAATATTCAATCAAACTGCACGACCTATTAAAAAGCATTTCAGAAGTAGAAGGGCTTCAAGCATGGCAGCAGAGTTATATCACAAAAGCAGCAGATTATATAGACGCTGTTTATAACGATCTTGCATATGAAAAATCAATTGAAAAAGAAATTGATGCAGGCATCGACGGTGCTGAAATGGAGAAAGCCGTAGAAGAAACTGCAGAATCCAAAGCATATAAAAACTATCTTGGCAAGAAACTAGCCGAAGAAATAAAGTTTAACACCGAGCCAACAAATCGTGCTAATTTTAGAATAGTAAAAAAGCCTACCGGTTTTAGAGTGATTCTTGGCTTCGGCGGCGGACGTCTAACTGCCGCAAACGCAGATCATGAAAGCGGCGATCTCAAACCCAGTGAAATAAAACAAGAACTGGAAAGAGTTCGACGCGAATTAAACATTAAGAACATAGAGCCATACGACGAAAAAACAGAAAAAATATTAAGTAAGTTATAATATATGCAGTCTGATAAAAGTCAAATAAAAGACATTTTAGAAACTTTCTCTCTCATGGAAACTCTCATTTCGCAGGAAAGAGTTCTCAATATTGATATTACACCATACGACCTTTCTACTCTGATGAAAGAGTTTAGAGCAGAAAAAGATACCTACAATGTAGTAGGCAATAATGCTATGGCTATGTTTTATTCGGATCAAGAAAAACAGGAATTTGAAGAGTTTTTGAGAGCAAAAGGCGTAAGTTTTGACAACATTGCGGATCCAACAAACGACCAAGGTGAAACTCCTGACACATACACTACAAGTCCTGTTGCCAAAAAGAAAACAAATAGGCACGGCGTGTAATGAGTGATTACAACGAACTTACCGACAATCAAATCGAAACACTACAAAGCAAGTTTGCAAGTTCATGGAAGTTTGAAAAAAACTATCTAGTAAAACGAACCGAACTGGAAGATTACAATCAAGTAGTTCGTTTCTTTCTAGCAGCGGAAAAACCCCAACGCAAACTGGATCACCACGCTCATTTCTACTTTGTGTATGATACCGTTGAGATTATTCTCTTTACACACGATACAGATTCAGTCACACTCAAAGACTTTGAACTTGCCCTACACATAGACTCAATACTAGACAAAATGAACGCAAAAGATTTATGAAACTAAGAAACCTCAACCCTACTTTTACAGAACAACCCTACCTCACACAGCCAATAGAAAGAAATCTTGTAGAAACTCTAAAACTGCAAGACTTCGACAAGGACGGCTATGAAATCCTTACTCCAATAGAAAAATTGCACTATGACGCAATGAACAAAGAATTAAACGAAGAAATTCAATTTACTCGTTCTCCTGCGAAGTATTGGTATGTAGACGACGAAGACTCTGAAGTAGGACTTGTTTTAGATCACTGCATGATAATAGAACGTTGGGCATTCGCAGGGGAAGCAAGACAGCAATTGGAAGAAGTTGCTAAAGACAGACCTATCCTCTATAAACTGCTTGGAATCAAACCCAAGTGGGGTATAGACTTTTCACTAGACTATGTAAGTCAAGAAATCTGCATGGAAGTCATGCATGTTGAGCAGGATTTTCTCACCGTAGAAGAAGCACAAGAAGCACAGCAGAAACTTGAGCATATCATCGAAAACACAGACTGGGAAGCAGGCGTCGAAGAACTGCTAAAACGCAAGTCGGAATGGATTGATCTATCCTCAGATGATCATTCAGACTACAAGGCGCAGTTCTTTGGCTGGCATCGCGCCTTCGATAATCGAAAAGTATTTTCCGGTTGACATTTCTCTAATCTTTTCATACACTTATAATCCAAGGAGGTAATAGATGAGTGATAGAACTTATGGTGCCGAAGAGAAGGCAAAGCTCGAGCGTCTCGTAAATGAAGGCGTTACCGTAATGCAGGAAGTTGAGGATCTACAGCAGGGTTTGAAGGAAACCGTAAAAGCTGTCGCAGAAGAACTTGACATCAAGCCCAGCCTAATCAACAAAGCAATCAAGGTTGCGAAGAATGGCGATTGGCACAAGCATTATGACGAGTTTGAAGATTTAGAAACTATCGTAACAACCGTAGGCAAAGACAAGTGATGTATGGAAATACTTAACTATCAATATGAAATAACAGATTTTATAGGCAATATAGGCGTAGCACTGCTCGTAGGCTCATACGCAGGCATACAATTTGGAAAACTCGACCCAAAAGGATTTTGGTATTCATTTAACAATCTTCTAGTAGCAATACTGCTAGGAATCAATCTCTACTTTAAACCTAACCTATCCAGTATTATCATTGAGATATTTTGGTTTATACTAAGTATTGTAGGATTGATTAGATGGTATCAATCTCGCTCAAGTCGAAAGACGAGCATGTAGAAGGTAGGCCGGCCACAAGCGGCACAACAAGGAGACAATATGGCATATGTAGACGCATACTTTGATAGAGATGCGGATGTTATTCGCGTTGTGGAAAGACGCGACGGCGAAAGACACTATCAAGACTATCCAGTCAAATACACATTCTACTACGAAGATCCCAAAGGCAAATATCAGTCAGTTTATGGCGATTCTGTATCAAGAGTAGTTTGTAAATCTACAAAAGACTTTCGCAAGGAAGTTGCTATTAACAAAAACAAAGGCCTGTTTGAAGCGGATGTAAATCCAATCTTTCAGTGCCTGTCAGAAAACTATCTCAACCAAGATGCTCCTAAACTTAATATAGCATTTTTTGACATTGAGACAGATTTTGATCCAGAGCGAGGTTTCGCAGATCCCGCAGATCCCTTCATGCCTATTACTGCTATCACCGTTCATCTGCAGTGGATGGATGCTCTCATCACATTTGCTCTGCCTCCCAAGACAATGACAATGGCAGAAGCACAAGAAAGCGTAAAAGACTTTGATAACACATTCCTCTATGAACGAGAAGCAGACATGCTTGAAGCGTTTCTTGACATCATAGAAGACGCTGATGTGCTGTCAGGTTGGAACTCGGAAGGTTATGATATTCCATACACTGTGAATAGAGTAAGTCGTGTGCTTTCAAAAGATGACACACGCCGTTTCTGTCTATGGAAGCAGTTGCCCAAGAGAAGAGAGTTTGAAAAATATGGCAAAACTGCAGAAACTTTTGATCTCGTAGGCAGAATACATCTTGACTCACTTGAATTGTATAGAAAATACACCTATGAAGAACGCCACACATACAGACTTGACGCTATCGGCGAACTAGAAGTAGGCGAAAACAAAACTGTGTATGAAGGCACACTTGACCAACTGTATAACAATGACTTTCGCAAATTCATAGAATACAATAGGCAGGACGTTGCTCTGCTTGACAAGCTAGACAAGAAGTTGAAGTTTATTGACTTATCTAACGAACTTGCTCACGCAAATACCGTTCTCATGCAGACTACTATGGGTGCGGTTGCTGTTACAGAGCAGGCAATCATCAACGAAGCACATCACAGAGGTTTGGTAGTTCCCAATCGTCCTAAGCGTGATGATTCAGATGACACAAGAGCAGCAGGTGCTTATGTTGCCTATCCCAAAAAAGGCTTACACAAATGGATAGGTTCAATGGACTTAAACTCTCTATATCCTTCCGTAATTCGCGCTCTTAACATGGCTCCTGAGACAATCGTAGGGCAGTTGAGGCAGGATTATACAGAAGATATGATTCAGGAAGAAACAGGACTCAAGAAGAAGTCATTTGCAGCGGCTTGGGAAGGTCGTTTTGGTTCTCTTGAATATGATGCTGTAATGGAACAGCGAAAGGATCTTGCTATTACGGTAGATTGGGAGAATGGCAATACAGAGGTACTAAGTGGTGCTGAGATCTACGACAAGATATACAACTCTCACGCTCCCTTAATGCTCACAGCAAACGGTACTATCCTTACAACAGAGTTTGAAGGTGTCATTCCTGGCTTGCTAAAGCGTTGGTATGCTGAAAGAAAAGAACTACAGGCAAAGAAAAAGAAAGCACAGGAAGCAGGCAACGAAGTAGAAACTGCGTTCTGGGACAAACGGCAGTTGGTTAAAAAGATTAACCTTAACTCACTGTATGGTGCTATTCTCAATCCTGGCTGTCGTTTCTTTGATAAGAGATTAGGGCAATCTACTACGCTAACAGGCAGGCAGATTGTCAAGCACATGTCAGCAGAAGTAAACAAGGTAGTCACAGGTGAATATGATCACACAGGTGAAGCAGTTATCTATGGTGACACTGACTCTGTGTATTTCTCTGCCTACCCTGTGCTAAAAGCAGACATTGAAGCAGGCAAGGTACCTTGGACAAAAGACACGGTGATACAACTGTATGATCAGGTCTGTGAGCAGGCAAATACGTCCTTCCAAGATTTTATGCTGAGAGCATTTCATTGTCCTAAAACACGGTCAGATGTTATCGCGGCAGGCAGAGAAATCGTAGGTGAGAGCGGATTGTTCATTACCAAGAAACGCTATGCTATTCTTGTGTATGACGACGAAGGTGAGAGAAAAGACGAAGGAGACTCTCCTGGCAAGGTCAAGGCGATGGGCTTGGATCTGCGCCGCTCTGACACGCCTGTGTATATGCAAGAGTTTCTCATGGAGATTCTGCTCATGGTGCTGCAATCATACGAAGAGAAAGATGTGCTTGATAGAATCACAGAGTTTCGGCAAGAGTTCAAGCAGATGCCTGGTTGGGAGAAGGGATCTCCCAAGCGAGCAAACAAGATAGGACACTATCAGAAGGAAGAACAGAGAAAGGGCAAAGCAAATATGCCTGGACATGTAAGAGCGTCAATCAACTGGAATACTCTTAAAAAAATGAATGGCGATAGATATTCGCAGGACATCGTAGATGGTATGAAGGTTATTGTATGTAAACTCAAGCAGAATCCTCTGGGCTATACTTCTGTTGCCTATCCAACAGACGAACTGCGTCTTCCAGA